CGCATCTTCCTCGGCACCCGAGTCCGCTATCTTGTCCGCCTCGGCGACCTCCGCCTGCGCGTCCTCGCCCCGCGCCACCTGCAATACCCACCGGGCACGCCCGTGCGCCTCCAGATCGACCCGGCAAACTGCCGCTGGAGCAGGGAGGGCCCTTGAATCGGCCGGTCATGTGAGTGAGGTGAGGTTTGTGCAGAATGAGCTTCGGCTGGTGCCGCAGGAGGGACTCGAACCCCCGACCCCATCATTACGAATGTCGCGGCGCCCAGGAATCCAAGCTCTTGAAATGACAGGTTTTCGCTATCTAACCCGTTGAATCTAGACAAGGGCATCTTGACTAATGCGGACACGGAATGTCAAAAGAATGACACGAAAAGGCGCCCGATAGACACTTTTCGTGCGGACACTGTGCGGACACGAGCGGGCGCGTTCCTGTAGGGAAAAGGAGCCTCGACCGTGATCATCACCGATGACGAGGTGAAAAATCTGCCCGTGCCCGTGTCCGCAAATCGCGTGCACTACGATGAAACTGTTCGAGGATTCGGTGTCCGCATCACGGCCAAGGGCGTGCGGGCCTTCGTCCTGAACTACCGGGCTCGGGACGGGAAGGAGCGACGCTTCACGATCGGGCGGTGGCCGGATTGGAAGACGACCTCGGCCCGAGCGGAAGCGAAGCGGCTGCGGCAGGCGGTTGATCGCGGCGAAGACCCGATGGCCGCTATCCATGCGGCTCGGAGCGAGACGAAGGTCCGCAAGGGAGCGGAGACATTCGCCGAGGCGGTCGCCGACTACGTCACGCGCGAGCAGAAGGGACGGAGGCAGAACGCCACCGCTGGCGAGGTCCAGAAGATCCTCTTGCGGGCATGTGCCGGCTGGCTCTCGCGGCCGGTCGCGGAGATCGACGGCCGAGACATCCGGGCGCTGGTCGAGGCAATCCGCGATGGCGACGACGACGCCGCGCCTCGCCCATATCTCGCGGTCAAGACCCATGCGTTGCTTTCGGGCTTCTTCGGCTGGTGCGCCGAGCCCGGCGTGGAGAAGGTCAAGGCATCGCCCATGATCGGCCTCAGGAAGCCGTGGAAGGGCGAAGAGGCACGAGACAGGGTATTCAACGACGACGAGCTCCGAGCGCTCTGGCAGGCCTCGGACGAGATCAGCGGCACGGCCGGCGCCTACCTCAAGGTTCTCCTCCTGACCGGCAAGAGAAAGATCGCGCTTGCTGCAATGCGGTGGCGTGAGATCGACGGCTCGGGGTTCTGGACGCCTCCGGCTGACAACCGCCTGCGACGGCGCACAAAGCGGCTGCACGCGGTGCCGTTGCCCCGGCTGGCGCTGGCCGCGATTGAGCCGCTACGGCCACCCGCGGATGCGACGGATGCGAGTCCCTTCGTCTTCCGCGGCCGGGTGCGGGGCACTCACATGGATCCCGGCACGCCGTTCCAGAGGACCGTCCAGGCTGCGTCTGGCGTAGACGACTTCTTCCCTCATGCCTGCCGCCACACCGTCGAGACGCGCATGGCCGAGCTGGGCATCGCGCCTCACGTCCGCGACCTCATCCTCGACCATGCGCCGGCGCGCGGCTCCGGCAGCGGATACGACCACCACCACTATGGGCCGGAGATGCGCGACGCCCTGGAGCGATGGGCCGGGCACATCGAGCGGCTGGTGACACCGGGCGAAGTAGTTGCCTTTCCGGGCCGCGGCCGGTGACGCTCCAGGACCAGCTCGACCAGATGGCGGCGTGGTTCACTGGCTTTCGCAGCCGCGACAAGGCGCTCGCCGGTGACCGCACCTCGCTGCTCGAGCGCTTGCGCGACCCGGGCGTCGAGCTGATTCAGCCGGAGCGCGACCTCCTTGCCGCCATCGGCGAGGGAAAGGTGAAGCGGCCGAGGGGCCCGCGGCGGGACGACGACCTGCGGGCGAAGAAAATGCAGGCTGCCGGCTTCTTCATCCTCCTGACCGAAGCGATCGGACTGCTCCACAAGGAAGCAGAGGGCAGGCTGGCCGACTTCTACGGGGTGGCCGACACGACGGTTCACGATTGGATCGGGGACGAGAAGAAGCGGATCGGTCTGGCCGCATGGCAGGCCAAGATTGCGTCGGCGCCGGCCGACTTCGCCCTCGACCGACCGATGTACATGGAAAACGAGCGGCTGGCCGAGCTGCTGAAAAGTGCGGAGTAAAGCGCGAATAGCTCCGCACTGATTCTGGACGACAACAGCCGGCGAGCATGACAGATGGATAGCGGCTTCCACGACAGAACTGGACCGCACCAATGAGTGAACTGCTTTCTGGATACCTCGACCGGGCAGCGCTCGCCAAAGAGCTGAACGTCTGCCAACGCACCATCGCAAGATATGAGTCTCAGCCGAACGGGCTGCCGGTGACCGTCATCGGCGGAAGGCGCCTCTACAAGATGACCTCGGTCATGGCCTGGCTCGAGGCTCGCGAGCGCCGGCCCAACCCGACCAGGGCCAGGCGCGCTGCCTGACGCCCGTGAACGCGAAACGGGCGACGTTCGCGAGACGCCGCCCGTTCGGGAATTCCCACCAGAAGCGCCACCTCACGCGGATCGCCACCTGACCCCGGTGATCTACCACGAGTCGGCGCCTGCGAGAAGTAGCCCGCACGCATGGCCGCTGAAATCATCCCCCTGAAGACGCGCCCGGGCAAGGCGCTGCTGGACAAAATGCGCTTCGTCGAGTTGCTCACCGCTCGCCGGGATCTGAGCCGCCTCGAGCTTCGCGTGGCCCTTCGCCTCGTCTCGCTCACCAACATGAAGCGCGGCTTCGCCTACCCGCCCTACGAACAGCTTGTGGGCGAGCTCGGCGCGTCTCGGAGCAAGGTTGCTGCCGCGCTCTCGCGCCTGAGAGAGCTCGGGCTGTTCACCGTCCGGCCCGGTGGCGGACGCCGGCCCGGTGGCGGACCCGGCAGGGCGAACGAGTACACCCCGGCATGGGATCGGATACCGGCTGATTGCCCCTTCACGGCAGCCGCCCAAACAGTCCCCCATGCGGGACGGTTTACCGACCAGGATGGGCATGGCGGAACCGTCCCCTTTTCGCGCGGAACCGTCCCCTTTTCGCGTGGAACCGTCCCCTACGGGGGGACGCCATCCGAGGAATCTTACATCCGTTCTGTACCCACAGCGCCAACGGGCAAGCCGTCGGCGCGCTCTGTGCCTCACAGGCATGAAGGACAGGACGACGAAGCCAACCACATCGAAGACCTCAAGGCATTGTGGATTGAGCCCTTGCCTGGTGGCGCGCTTCAACGAGCCGAGCGAGCCATCAAGGCCGGCACCGTCCAGCGGCTTGCCCAGAGGGATCGGCTGAGGCTGCACGATCGACTGGAATCGATTTCCGACGAATACGAACGACAAGACGGTCATCCGATTGGGGGGCACGCCCTGCGCCTCGCTATGCTCGTTGAAGACGACATCGAGCACGACGACGACGGCGTGCCGGTGTGGCCAGAGGGCTGGCATGACCAGCGCTGGAACGGCGAAGGCGACGACGATGAATGAGATTGGTCCCAATGCCGCGATTGTCTGGGGGGGCGCAGCACGCAGGGGGGGCTTTTCCCTTCTCGCTCGCCGAGGCGGCCGATGACGGCGGCAAAACGGACCCTCGCCTTCCTGGCCGGCCTGCGGGTTCCTGAGGGGCCTCGGGCCGGTAAGCCGCTCAAGCTCGCACCCTTCCAGCGATCCTTCGTCCGAGGCGCGCTCAAGCCCAGCACCTCGGTTGCCGCCCTCAGCGTGGCCAGAGGCAACGCCAAGACCGCCCTCGCCGCCGGCATCGCCCTGGCCGAGTTGCTTGGCCACCTCGAGCGCCAGCCTCGAAGGGAAATCCTGATCGCAGCCAGGAGTCGGGACCAGGCCGGGGTGGCGCTCGCCCTGGCCTGGGGGCTGGCCCAGAGCCTCGACGACGACACGCGGGAAGGACTGCAACTGCGCCGGGCGCCGAGGGCAGAGATAGAATTTCACGGCGACGGTGGGGGCCACGTCCTGCGGGCAATCGCCGCCGACGGAAAAAGCATCCTCGGCGGTGCACCAACGCTCGCGATCCTGGACGAGCGCGGCCACTGGCCAGGCGGCCGGGGTGATGAACTCGAGGGCGCGATCCTGTCGGGCCTGGGCAAAAGGGGCGGCAAGGCCTTGGTAATCTCGACCAGCGCGGCCGACGATGCCCATCCCTTCTCGCGCTGGCTCGATGCACCGCCGCCCGGCGCCTTCGTCCAGGAACACCGGCCAGCGCCAGGCCTGCCGCCGGACGATCTTGAGTCCCTGCTGCTGGCGAATCCGGGCGCCCGGCATGGCATCGGGTCGAGCCCGGCATGGCTGAAGGCGGCGGCCGAGCGGGCGATCGCACGGGGCGGTTCCGCGCTGCTGGGCTTCAGGCTGTACAATCGCAACGAGCGGGTGAGCGGCGAGGCCCGCGACTTGCTCTTGACCGTAGACGAGTGGATGGCGTGCGAGGCCGATCCGCTGCCGCCGCGATCGGGGCCGGTGGTGATCGGCTGCGACTTGGGCGGCAGCGCCAGCATGAGCGCCGCGGCCTATTTCTGGCCAGAGACGCACCGCCTCGAGGTGAAGGCCTGGTTCCCGGGCGCGCCGAGCCTCTTGCACCGCGGGCAGGCCGATGGGGTCGGCGATCGCTATTGCGTGATGCAGGATCGCGGCGAGCTGGCGACGCTCGGCGAGAGGACGGTTCCAGTCGCCGCCTGGTTCGAGGCCATCATGGCCCGGGTGCAGGGCCAGCACGTCGCCGCGCTCTGCGCTGACCGCTACAAATCCGCCGAGCTGGGCGAAGCCATGGACAGGGCGAAGGTGCGGGCGCCGATCGTGTGGCGCGGCATGGGCTGGCGGGACGGCGCCGAGGACGTCGAGCGATTCCGCCGCGCGGTCTACGACGGCAAGGTGCTGGCCGCGTCTTCGCTGCTGATGCGCTCAGCCTTGGGCGACGCGGTATGCCTGAAGGATCCAGCGGGGAACAGCAAGCTCGCCAAGGGCCGCTCGATGGGCCGCATCGACGCGGCCGCCGCTGCCGTCCTGGCCGTGGCCGAGGGCGCGCGCATGACGGCGAGGCCCGCGCCGCGGCCGGCGAAGTTGATCTTCATTTGAAAGACCGCTGGCACCGCTACAGCCGCGCGACGACCAGCTCGAGGCGATGGAAGGGGCTGCGGCTGCTTGCCCTGCGGCGCGACGGATTTCGCTGCGTGCAGTGCGGTGCCAGGGGCCGCCTCGAGGTGGATCACGTCCTGCCTGAGCGGACGCATCCCGAGCTGCGATGGGTGCTCGACAACCTGCAGGCGCTGTGTCCGAGCTGTCACAGCAGGAAGACTCGTCGAGAAATCGGACGCCCGGAAAGAGGCGAAGGCGCAAGAGCGTGGTTGTCCGCGGTCAAGGAACTGTCCGGCCGCAAGTAGACCGACCGGAGTCCACATGCTCGAAAGCGTCAAGATCGCCCGCCGCCAGTCCGAAATCAGGCAGGAACTCGCGACCCTCGCCGCGAAGGCCGAGCCGTCCGAGGACGAAACCCGCTCTATGGAAAAGCTCGACGGCGAGTACCGCACGAACGAGACGCGCTACCGCGCCGCCTTGGTCGCCGAAGACGTCGAGCGCCGCGACGCCAAGGGCGAGCTCGAGACGCGCGGCGATCGCCAGTGGTCGGACCTGGTGCAGCGGTTCGAGCTGCGCCAAGTGGCCCTCGCCCTCGACGAGGGCAGGAAGCTCGACGGGGCCACGGCGGAAGTCGTCGAGGAACTGCGCAGCTCGGGCGGTTACCGAGGCTATCCGATCCCGCTCGAGAGCCTGGTCCTCGAGCGCCGGGCGGGCGAGACCATCGCGAGCGGCGTGCCGAACCCGATCGCGACCATGCCGATCATCGATCGTTTGTTCGCCGACTCCGCGGCCCTGCGGATGGGCGCGCAGATGATCAGCATCCCGCAGGGCGAGGTCGAGTTCCCGGTCGCGACCAGCGGTGCCACCGTCGCCTGGCAGCAGACGGAAACCGGCAATGTCGGCGGTCCGAGCGCCTACGCGACGACGGATCGGCCGCTGAAGCCGGACAACACCCTCGGCGTGCAGATGAAGCTCACCCGCAAGTCGTTGAAGCAGTCCGGCGCCAGCCTCGAGCAAGCGGTTCGCCGGGACATGGCCGGCGCGATGCAGGCGGCGATCGACAAGGCGATCTTCCTCGGCGCTGGTGCCTCGGGCGAGCCGAGCGGCGTCATCGCCAAGGCCAGCACCTACGGGATCACCGAGACGAGCATCGGCGCCGAGCCCTCGTGGGCGATCTTCCGCAAGGCCGTTGTCCGGTTCATGTTGAGCAATGCAGTTTCGGCACCGACGCAAGTCCGAGCAATGTTCAGGCCGGAAGTTTGGGATGATCTCGACGCGATGCGGGCCGGCGACGGGTATCCGATTTGGGAAATGGATCGAGTTGTTGCCGCGATGGGCGCGGGCAACATCACTCTGAGCAGCAACGCGCTCGCCGCACCGGCGGGCGATCCCTTGGTGACTTCGGCGCTGCTCACGACGACTGCCGGCGGCGTGGCGCCGATCTTCGTGGGGCTGTGGGGCGCGATCGATTTGATCCGCGATCCCTACAGCGATGCCCAGTCCGGCGGGCTCAGGGTCACCGCCCTGGCGACCATGGACGTGACGATTTCCCGCTCGGCGCAGCTCGAGGTGCTCACCAACATCAAGCGGTTCGTGGCCACCTGAGGCGAGGGCCATGATCCTCTTCGGGGCCAGCGAAACCGGGCTCGAGCTGCGGCGCCAGGCCGACGGCTCAACCCGGCTCGCCGGCCGGTTTCCCTACAACCGGCTGGCCGTGCTCAGCGACGGCGGGCGGAACGGCAGACCTCGGAAAGAGCAGTTCGCGCCGCGGGCCTTCGCGTACCGGGTCGACGATCCTGAGGCGGAAATCAGGCTTTTATCGGGCCACGACTTCAGCCGGCCTTTGGCGTCCCGCGGCACCGGCACCCTGCGGCTCACGGACGGCGATGAGGCCCTGACGTTTGAGGCGACGATCAGCCAGGCGATTGCCGAGACGAGCTTCGGCCGGGACGCCCTGGCGCTGATCGCTGCCGGGCTAGCTGTCGGGCTCTCGCCCGGGTTCCGCCTGCCGCCCGAGAGGGCCGTTCCGCGCGACCAGGCCGAGGTTGTCGAGGAAGAGCCCATGCGGCCAGAGGCCGGAATGCACGGCGCCCTGATCCGCACGATCTTGCAGGCCTTGCTCTTCGAGCTGAGCATCGTGACCCGGCCGGCATACGACGCGGCTCAGGTCGAGGC